ACTGAGGCTAAAAACGAATGATAACGCAGATAACCTGGCAGATGGATATATTCAGGGACTCAGGGAACAATACACCGAAGAGCAACTGAAAGCCTATTTAAACGGCGAATTTGTTAATCTTACATCAGGAACAGTTTATTATAAATTTGATCGCAGGGTAAATCATATTGATAAAATAGCCGGGAAAAATGATACTCTTTATGTCGGGATGGACTTTAATGTCGGCAATATGTCGGCTGTTGTACATATTATTGAAACTAAACCTATTGCAGTTGATGAACTTACAAAGGTATTCGACACGGAGCAGATGTGTAGTATATTAAGAGAGAAGTACCCAACTAATCATATTATTGTCTATCCTGATGCGAGCGGATCTCAAAGAAATACCGCAACGACCAAAACAGATATTGGTATTATAAAACAAGCGGGGTTTTCCGTCAGGTCTAAAAGCACTAATCCTATTGTAAACGACCGTGTTAAGAATATGAACAGGATGTTTTGTAATGGTAAAAACGAGATAGGTTATCTGATAAATACCCATCGCTGCCCGGAATATACCGAGGCTTTAGAGCGGATGCCTTATGATAAAAACGGAGTTCCTGATAAGTCTTCAGGCTTTGATCATATTACTGATGCAGCCGGTTATTTCGTTTATTTTGAATATCCGTTAAAAACAGATATTCACTTTGAAGTCGAGACGAATTAAAATAACTTCTTTTTTGGTAAAATATGACAATTTTGTAACTAATAGATATTAAAGTAATTAGTCAGAAAGTTACGCCTTACGAAACACCGCTTATTTTGATAATAAAAATATTCACAAAATTTATAACATTTATCATTGTTTATTAAAAAAAATTGTATCTTTGTGTCTGCAAAAGACTGCGATAATGCCACAATTCAATCGGAGTGAGTATCGAGTTTATTAAGGCAGGTATTAATTCAAGCTCAATTCAAAAGGCCGTAATTCAGGAAAAGCAACTGAATTACCTACTTAACTCCAAAATCCAGGAAAATAGATTTGATCAGGAATATATAAAACAATGGGCTGAAAGAAAATATCAGACTGATGATCATTTTCTTAACTGGGTTAAATCTATTTTCAAAACCGAGAACTTTCTGACATTCTTTAAATACCTCCGCTTTCCTCTTCCTTCAACCAAGATCATTCATAACAGGATAGAACCTCAGTTGATGCGTGTATTTAACGCCGAAGACTCTGATTTTAAATATGATATAAAAGGCAAGGATTACTCTGATTTTGCCGGGGACTTAAATATTAAGAAGTTTAATTCAGATATATTTGAAAAGCTACTTTACAAACACAATAGCCTGATAGTTTCAGATCTTGACCCTGTTACGCCAAACACCCCATATCGCTATTTTATTGATATATGCGATGTTAAGTCGTTGGAAGAAGAAGGCGGCAAGATTCAAAGGATAGCGTTTAAAGGATGCGTGAATGAAGGGGAAGAAAATGAAATTAAGAACGGTATAATTTACATTGATTCAGAGAAATATGCGTTTTATGATGATAAAATGAACTTAATAAAAGATCAACCGCATGATTTAGGTTATTGTCCGGTTCATTTTATTTCGTCTAAGAACTTCGCAGGCGACTGTATTGTTAAGGAATCGCTATTTACTTATATCCGTGAGGAAATCGAAGAGTATAACTTTATCAAGACTCTTCAGAAGATGACCGAGCCAAACGGGGCTATTCCCGTTGTTTCAAAACTTCAAACTTCAAATCCTTCTGTGGGCAATAGAGGAGCTCAAGGCGAGCCGGACAATGCCGAGATAATGGGATCTCAAAAAGCATCAATTACAAATCAAAATAAGAGTTTAGGTACAGGTGATCTGCAACCGGGGACTATTCATATGATCCCGATTGATAAAGTTACTAATAGCGAAGGTGTAATCAATATGGATGTGGTTAAAAATTACCTTAACTTTCATTATATTCCGATTGAGTCGTTAGATTATCTTAACGGACGGATTGAGCAATTAGAGCGGTCAATTGTATCGACTATTGTGGGGGATGTGTTGGAAAGTAATGAAGCGAGTAAAAACGAAGATCAGATCGCAAAGTCTATATCAATTCTTGAAAATACATTGATGTCATTTGCTGAAACATTAAATCGTATCAGGAAATTATCAGATACCGACATGCTTGCGTTAAAATACGGTGCTCCTCAGATCAATGAAATATTTATACATTACGGTACTGACTTTTTTATTGACTCTCAATCCCAGCTTTTTGATGACTTATTGAAAGCACCTAATACACTTGAAAGAAAAAATATCATCGTCCGTATCAGTCAGAATCGCTATAAGAATAATTCAGATCAGATGTCCCGGCAGAAAATTCTATATGATTTAATGCCTTATGTTTCTGATATTGATTTTGATAAGGCAATAGCTCAGCAGACAGTAAGTGACACTAATAAAGAGTATCAGTTAAGATTTAATTATTGGATTGATCAGTTTGAAGCTTACTACGGTAATATTGTACAGTTTTATAAGGACATGGATATTCTAAAGGCTGAGAAGCTTGTACTTATTAATAATTTAATCACGGACTTAATTTCAAAACAAATAAAAACAAAGGTAAATGAAAAGAGTAATTTGGCTTAAAACTGCACGTGTGTACGCTACAGACAGCGATATGACTGCAAAGGTAGAAAGAACTACGGTAAAGCTTGAGGACGGCGATAATTTCAATAAGTTCATCAAATATATCCCGTTAAAGGGGTATAAGAAAGATGAGCAGCCGTATATCGAGAAGGTTATGGAGAACATTGATGGTAAGTGGGTTAATATTGATCCTCAAAAATGGATCGATCAACTCAATGAAGTTTTGAAGATTTCTCCTGTTCCTGATGAAAAGATTGATTTTAAGTTGCTTTCAGAGAGACAGGCTAACGAGCTGAAAAACACAAAAGCTGCTCTATCTGAACTAAACGAAAGGCTAAGGGCACTTGAATCAAAAGAACCTACCGAGAAAGAAATCAGGAAAGAACTATTTGTCAAAGCCGAATCACTCGGCCTTTCCCCTGCAAAAAACATCAAAACAGACGATTTAAGAAAACTCATTGAAGAGAAAGAAACAAAATAATCATAAAAGACTATGGAACTCACAAAAGAACAAATCACAGAAATAGGACTTTCTGAGGAACAAGCCGGGAAGTTAAAGACTGTCACTACCAACTATGAGGCTGAATTAAAACAGACGTGGGATGGATTGGCAAACAGTAACGCTGAAAAGATCATCCAGGGTGCAGCCGATAAGGTTGAGACTATAACCGGGATAAAAAGAGAACCGGCTCAGAAGTTGGCCGACTATTTGACTTCTGCAAGCGAGAATTACTTCAAGGGTCAGAAATCAGCCCTTCAACAGAAGGAACTGGAACTTGAGAAGAAGATAAAGGAAGGCGGGGGAGATGCAACATTAAAAGCACAACTTGAAAAGGTAAGCGGCGAACTTGATCTACTGAAACAAAAAGAGGCTAAGTTCTCAGATTGGGAGAAAAATGATTACAAAGGTAAGTTAGCTGAAACCGAACAGAAGATGACAGCAATGGAACTAAAGGTTGCCTTTGCATCTGTTAAGCCTGCTTTCCCGGACACAGTCAATCAATATGAGGCTAAAGCGAGATGGAAAGAATTTCAGGATTCGATCTTGAAAACTCACAACATCAAATTAAACGATGAAGGGGAGCCTATCGCTATTGATAAGACAAACGAATACAAGATCGTAAAACTTTCAGATCTTGTTTTAAACGATAAAGCAATCTCTGAATTAACTAAGGGCCGTCAGGTTGTCGGACTTGGTTCTAAAGAGAAACAAAATATTAAAGTTGAAGGGGTTCCTTTTGAAATTCCCGATAAAGCAACAAGCGAAGAGCGCAATAAGGCGATAAAAGAATATCTGACCGGCACACTTCAACTCGCTGTAACATCTCAGGAATATGCAAAGAAATTCGCTGAATACAATTCAAAACTATTGGAAAAGACTCCGAAACAATAAGGTAATAATTTATAAAAATGTCTTATTTAACAAACACAATTTTAAACGATTTTCAAGCCCGTGAAGCCCAAAACGAAAAGTTAGAGGGCAATTACGGTATGCTTGATATGGTTAAGGATTGTACCGCAAGGGTTGACTATGTGCCGCCCTCTGTGGCCACGCTCCTTAATACCGTCTCTGCTTCACGACTGGCCAAGTTGCCGGTAATGAAGGATCAGGTTGTTACAGTAACAACTACGCCCGGTTTTGCAAATATCCCGGTGAATATTGGTGAGAGTGATACTTATTATTTCACCGCTTATGACGTTTTCTCAGGATTCAGGCTTTACCCTGGCTCTTTTGAAAACAACCAGATCGATGCTGCATGGTGGAGAGATCAGACTA